GTAGAAAAGCATGGGGAGCAGGAATGCTTAAAGATATTAAGAGAAGAATGCTTAAGGGACTTCCTGGTAAACGCATAACGAAGAGTTTCTAATGAGTAACATAAAAAAAGCTAGAAAGGTTTTAGGTATTGATAAACAGGAATCTCAATTTAAGGAATTTCAATCTAGGTCTAGAAAGGCATTAGGCATTGAGAAAGCAGAGGATCAAGCAAGAAGTATGTATAAGGGCAATTAAAAAGAAACTAATTAAATTCAGTAAGGGTTATTACAACTACAGGAAACCTTCTGACAATGCATCTCATGTATCTGAGACATATCCGAAGAATCCAAGTTTAAAGAAGATGTTTTTAACTACCAAATACAACTACAGCAACTTAGGAAAGAAGTGAGTAAAGCAAGTAATGAAATGCGAGAAAGGTTTGTAGATGCATATTGCGAGCATGGTGATGCTCGTAGAGCAGCCTTAGATGCAGGTTACAAGGAAGGTAAATACATCAGTAATCAGGCATGTAATTTAAAAAGGCAGTTAGGTTCACAGATTCAGAAAAGGATGCAAGAGAAGTTTGTAGATCACACACCGAATGCATTTAAGGCAATGAAGGAACTAATGTCAGATTCACTTTCAGATACTGTCAAGTTTCAGTGTGCAAAGGATTTAATGGATCGAGCAGGTTTTAAGGCAACAGATAAATTAACAATTGAAGAGGACAAGAAGACAGTACCTGAGTTAGAAGCAGAATTAGTGAGTTTAGTAGGCAGAGATAAAGCCAACTTACTACTTAATAAAAAACCTGTATCAAAGGCTACTAATGCTAATCCTGCTAATTTGGAAGAATCTGGATGGATTGACAACAAACTGGAGAAGCATGAGTTATCAGACACTCTTAACTGATCAGTTGGCTCAAGGAAGCTGCTGATCTAAGGAGGGGTAGGGTTACTTCCTCTGGCCTTACCTCTCCGACCACTGAATATGGAACCTTGGGCAGCAAAAGTACCAGAACTAGCAAACAGGATACAGAAGCTTGGAGTTTCAGACCGCAGTAAGTCGCTTAATTTAGCAAGATATGTGTATCAGGCATTGAATGATGCAAAATTAAGCGGTAATTCGAATAAGAAGGAGTTTGTAAATGCATTAAGGGATATGGGGGAACGTGCATTAAAGGAATCTAAGAGTAAGAAACCTTTAGCAAAGATCACTCATACAGCAATGCGAGAAGTCTGGTTACAGATTGAGAATAAAGCACCACCTAGTGTACAGAAGGATAAGTTTATTCAAGGAATCAGGAACAGAATCAGTCAAGACATCATCAAAGAGAACAAGATTGTTGAATTAACAAATGCAGGACATACAAGAGGAGCAAGAGAACGGTCTAACATTGATACACAAGATGTTTATAACAAACAGTTTGAAGTAGAATCAAACAAAACAGCAGGATTAAGACCAGATCAGGTTCCTAACAAAGATAAATTAGTAAAGAAGCAACCTCAAAAGACTAATGTTTCGTCAAAACAAGGAATTATGTGGGATAGAGCATCTTCATTTGAAGTAGATCCTGAAGTTATGGAGCGTTCTATCAGAAGATCCAAGTTTGAGTCAGGAACACAAGAGTTATCAAAGTTTGTTAAAGGAAAACAGGTTGAATATAAGAAGAAATTCAAAGGTGGAGGTAAAAAGCAAGACTTTGCAGGACTTGGTGCAGAAGTTTCAGGACAAAAGGTATTGGAATAAAATTTATGTCTAAAGAACACGAACAAGTTGCAAAAATTTTAGCTGGTTTAGCCAGAAAAGGTAAAAGTCCTAATTTAAGAAAACAAGGGGAACAAGCTGCTGCTTTAGTTTATAAAGATTCATTATCATCCAAAGAACGAAGTTCTATAGAACATAAAGCAGGAGATTTGATTCATACTCAACGAGAAGCAGGATTTCATAGTGGTACTCCGTCAAATGCTCAATCAAGGGGAGTTCCATCAGTTAAGAGTTTAAGGATAAAACAAATTAGAAAAAGATTACTTAAAACTGGAAAATGGAATACAGCCAAAATAAAGCCATTAAAATTAAAACCTGATAAACCTAGACCATTTTCAGAAACAGTTTGGGGTAAGAATCCTGCTTTTAAACATTATTTTGAAAACAAAAGTGATGTTAAAAATTATATATATAGAGGTATCGGTGGAAAAATCCGTACCCAATCATAAATCATAGAATGAGTGATTTAGAAAAAGCCGTAGGCATTTTAACAGAAATAACAGAACGTAGATCCACAAATCGGATTTACGATTATGACCCCTACGGCTACCAAGTGGAGTTTCATAAAGCAAGAGATATGGGTAAGAAAAGAGCTAAACAAAGGCTCTTGATGGCAGCAAATAAAGTAGGAAAAACCTATTGCGGTGCAGCAGAATTAGCAATCCACGTTTTAGGAGACTATCCCGATTGGTGGGAAGGTCATAGATTTGATACTCCAGTTAAGGTTTGGGCAGCAGGTAATACAACTGCCAATACAAGGGATATAGTTCAGGCAGAGCTTCTAGGGGAGCCAGGAGACTTGGAAGATTGGGGTAAGGGGTTGATACCTAAAGATAGAATAATTCACACAGACAGGCTTCCAGGCATCCCTAACGCTATTTCTGCAGTTACAGTCAAACATAAGTCAGGAAAGAATTCTAAAATCTGGTTCAAATCCTACGAACAAGGAAAAGAACAATGGATGGGTAAAGCAGTCGATATTGTCTGGTTAGACGAAGAACCTCCTCAAGATATCTATTCTCAAGGTTTAAGAGCGACTTTAAAAACCCAAGGCTTGATATTCATGACATTCACTCCTGAAAAAGGCATGACTAATACTGTTGCCCAATTCATGAATGATCTTAAACCAGGACAACAGCTTTATCATGCAACATGGGATGATGCACCACACTTAGACATAGATACCAGAAATGAAATCCTTGCTGCCCTCCCACCGCATGAAAGAAATATGCGATCAAAAGGGATTCCTATCCTTGGTTCAGGATTGGTTTACCCAATTGACGAAGATGCTATCAAGATACCTTCATTTCCAATTCCAGAATACTGGCCCAGAATCTGTGCAGTCGATTTCGGATGGGATCACCCATTTGCATGTGTATGGGTTGCATGGGACAGAGAAACGGATACGGCTTATGTTTACGACACCTATTCTATTAGGGCTGAAACACCTGTTACTCATGCCCATTCGATTAAGTCTAAAGGTGCTTATATTCCTTGTGCATGGCCTCATGATGGTATGCAACACGATAAAGGATCTGGTGAACCTCTTGCTCAACAGTATCGGAGGCTTGGTGTTAATATGCTTGGTTCTCATTTCAGCAATCCTGACGGGGGTTTTTCTGTTGAGCCAGGTATTATGGATATCCTTCAAAGAATGCAGTCGGGCAGGTTTAAAGTCTTTGAACATCTTTCCGACTGGTTCGCAGAAATGAGGATGTACCATCGTAAAGAAGGAAAGATCATCAAAGAACGTGACGATATCATGTCTGCAACAAGATATGCCGTTATGTCTTTACGCTATGCAACCATTCATAAGGAAATACCTAAAATGGAATTTGCCATAGGTACTCAAGACCACGAATACCAATATTTCGCATAGGAGATACTTATGAGTTGGTTATCAAAGCAATCTGGATGGGATACAAGGAAACCTAAATCGGGTTCATCTCTCATTACAGGCAACGTGCTTACTCAATTGAAAGATCTCTCGACAAAATTTTTGCCGGACTTAACAAAAATAGATTTAACACCTCCAAAGCTCTTAGAAGGTGATTTTAATCTAGAAAAAGCAGTAACAGGGACTGTCAAAGGAATAGAAAATACTTATAAAGGATCTGATGCACATTCTGTCTTACAACAAACTGAAGACTTTATTAGAGATCCTACTAAAGGTTTAAGAGACACTGCTTCAGATGTTAAAGGTGAAATCGAAGGAGTTATAAATCAGTATAAAAAAGCAGGGAAAAATATAGTAACAACAGGTCAAAATATTGGAAAAGCCTTTGAAGATACTTTTAATACAGGAATGAATGTTTCCACTGCATTGGGTTCTAATGCAGCAAAACAGGTCATGAAAGCTAAATCAGATCTTTCTTCTGCTCTTACTTCTGCATTTGGAAGTTCAAAAGGTGCAGGTCCAAAAAGTGGTAAGACAACTTCTATAGGAGACTTATTGGAACGTGATAGAGATAAACGGAGAGGTGGTTTAAGCCGATCTGGAACTTCAAGAACCTTAATTACAGGAAAATACTAATGGGAGGATCAACAGGTCGTGCAATTGACCAATTTACAGGTGGATTAGCACAAGCAGGTTTAACTGGTGGACATAAAACAAACATGGAACAGGGAGCAAATGATTTGCAAACACACGTTGAAAAACAATGGCAAGGATTACTGAATACTGATTTTATGGATGCAGGAAGCAAATTGCCAGGAGCAAAAGAATTAGGTCCTGCATTAGAACCAACACCTACTGAAAATAATAATCCTTTTTCAATGGCATCTTATGGAAACAATGTAAGACAAAGACGAAAATCAGGATTTGGTAGAAGGCAAACCTTTAAAGGTCTTACAGGCTGATGGATTTATTCACACAGCTTACATCTGAGTTGGCATCTCTCAAAGACTCTAGACGTAACTGGGAAAGCACTTGGCAGGAAATAGGAGATCTTGTTTCTCCTAACAGAAGTGATTTCCTTACCCTAAGAACTGCAGGAGAGAAACGTAGAGAAAAGATCTTTGAATCTACACCTTTACGTGCCTTAACCAGATTTTCATCTGGTATGCATAATCTGTTGACTCCCAGTACACAAAACTGGTTTGAGTTGAAGATGAGAAATAATGCACTCAATGAGGAACGAGATGTACAGTTGTGGTTGGAAGAATCTACAAGAGTATTAATACAGACCTTCAATAGACCCAACAACAACTTCCATCCTGCAATGCATGAATACCTATTGGATTTAGGTGCATTCGGTACAGGAGTTATGCATGTTAAAGATATTCCAGGTGAAGGACCATACTTTGCCAGTTATCCACTCTATAACTGCTTCCTTGCAAAGAACGAAATGGGTCGTGTAGATACGATCTATAGAGTTTACGAACATACTGCAAAAGAAGTCCTGGAAGCATTTGGTGAAGAAAAACTTCCTGATAAAGTACAAAAAGCCATAGAAGCAGGAAAATACTATGACAAATTTGAATGCGTACATGTAGTTAAACCAATATCTACATTTAAAGATGCTCCCATCAAACGATTCCCATTTGTCAGTATTTATTTCATGCCTACTGCAAAAGCCATTCTGAATGTAGGCGGTTTTGAATCATTTCCATTTGTATGCAGTCGTTGGGAAAGAAATTCACAGGAAACTTATGGAAGAGGTCCAGGTGCTGAAGCATTGGCAGATATTAAAATGCTCAATGAGATGGAAAAGACCTACCTCAAAGCATTACAGAAGATTGTTGATCCTCCATTGATGATTCCTGATGACGGATTCTTAAACCCTATAAGAACAACACCTGGAGGAATCAACTACTATCGATCAGGATTAGGCAGAGACGAAAGAATCTTTCCAATGCCTTCTGCACAAAGAGTTGACATTGCAGAAGCAAAAATGGCTCAAGTCAGAGAAAACATAGAAAAGTCGTTCTACCTAGACATGATGGAATTGCCAGGACCAGTTGCAAATGATGGGGATGTTTTAAGATTTACTGCAACTGAAGTTCAGGCAAGACAAAGAGATCGTTTACAGATTGTTGGACCTATTGTTTCAAGACAGGAAATTGAAATGCTAGGACCAATGATAGAACGGGCAACTCAAATTCTTCTTACTAACAATCTGCTTCCTCAACCTCCTGATGTTGTTATGGAACAAGAAGAATTTAAGATCGAATATCGAAATCCAGTCTCTGTAGCAATGCGGGGCTATGAATTGAACAGCATATCTCAACTGATTCAGTTCCTTACTCCAATTGCCCAAATCGACCCAACCATTCTGCAGAGGCTGGATACTTCTCAAGTAGTTAAACTTGGTGCAGATATCTTAAGAACACCACCAAGTGTTGTTAAAGATGAAGCACAGTTTCAACAAGAGTTGCAACAACAGCAGGAACAGTCAGCAATGATGCAACAATTACAACAAGCAGAAATAACAGCAAACATTGACCAAGTAACTTCAACTGCAGAAAAAAATAGAGCAATGGCAGCACAGCAGATGACTGCAGTATAATGTTTGATAAAGACCGTAAACGGAGAGCAACTTATAAAGAAGTATTTTCTACCGAAGCTGGTAGAGAAGTGTTGGAAGACTTGATGAAGAATAACTTTATCTGGAATTCCACTATAACCAGTGATTTGCAGGAAACATCATATAACGAAGGGCGAAGATCTGTTGTTCTGGCCATTCTCAATTATGTGTCGTTGGATGCAGATCGAATTCAAACCATGATGAAGCAAAATTATGAGCGAAGCATCGATGACAACTTCTGAAGCTGCACCAAGCGATTCAGGAGCCATTGACTCTGGCGGTTCAATGCTTTCTGCAGAACAACCAGCAATCACTTCTAGTCCAATGGAGTTCAATCCTACAGGATTGCCTGATGGATTAGGAGAAGAACCATCCCTACAGACTTTTGACTCTGTAGATAAGTTGGCTAAATCGTATGTCAATCTTGTTAAAAAGATGGGTGTACCAGCAGAACAACTCCTACGTTTACCTGGAGAAGGTGAACCTATGGATGATGTTTATAATGCTCTTGGAAGACCTGAAGACCATAATGGTTACACTTTAGGAGATCATGATCCAGAGCAGACAGAAAACTATAGACAGTTTGCCCACCAGTTGGGATTAAACAACCAACAGGCAGAAACTATATTCCAAGCATATCAACAGGATATTGCTGAACGTGAAGAAGCTTCTCAACAACAGTTTGAGCAGTTTGAAGTTGATAACCTAAGCACTTTACAACAGGAATGGGGTGATGAGTTTAATCACAACCTGGAAATGGCAAGACGAGCTTTTATGAATTTTGCTACTCCTGAAGCAGTTAAGGTTATTGAAGAAACAGGAATGGGAAACCATCCAGAATTATTAAAAGTCTTTGCCCGAATAGGTGAAGTCTTGGCAGAAGATTCAGTTTTACCAGGATCAAATAACGCAGTTCTTGGTGGAATGAATCCAGCCAATGCTCAAGAAGAAATCAATTCATTATTGAATGATAAAGATTTTAGACAATCTTACATGGATACCTATGATCCTAATCATCAGGCAGCCGTTGCTAAGATGACTAAACTCTATAGCCACTTGAGCTAAAACTTAGACCAGACAAGGTATTTTTATACCCCTGGCATTTAGATAATGTCAGCGAACCCCATGTGGACAATTCGCAAATGTGCGTTTTTTTACTCACTAATTGCGGAGATTTTATATGTCCACTCAAGTCACAACGGCATTTGTCAAACAATTTGATGCCAATGTACAACTTCTCGTCCAACAAATGGGAAGTAGACTGCGTAATGCAGTTACATTAGAAGCAGGAAAGATCGGTGAAGAAGTCTTCATGGATCGTATCGGTGCTACTTCAGCACAAAAAGTTACCAGCAGACATGCTGACTCACCATTAATCAGTACACCACATGATAGACGTAGGGTAACACCTGTTGACTATGATTGGGGTGACATGATTGATAATCCAGACAAGTTAAGGCTCTTGATTGATCCTG